TACAGAGTTTACAAAGGCTCGTCAGAGTACGACACAAGAGAGATGAGTATCTTCCTTTCAGGAATTGTCGAAGAAGCACAAGCGTTGGGCATAGACACGAGAACGCCCGAAGAGTTGGCGGAAATGAAATCTTTATGGGAGCAGGGAAAATGAACAATAAGCAACGATACGCCATATTGAAGAAAAACAAAGAACAGTGGTTGAAGTATTATTCAATTAAAGACGAGAGCGGAATATATATCCTTACGAGATACGACGACAACGGTTTTAAGTTTGCTTATGTGGGGCAGGCAAAAAAGGTGCTTACAAGGCTTGCAGAGCATCCTATGGGATATAAGCAACACATAGACTTTTCTTTGCGCAAGCACGGCATCGGCGCACCGTTCGCAAAGGATGACAAATGGAAATGCGAGAAAGTCTTTTATTGTCCCGAAGCCGAACTCAACGATTTGGAGCAAGAGTGGATACGCAAGTGCCACGAACTCGGTTATCAGTTGCTGAATAAAACGACAGGAAGTCAAGGGCAAGGCAAGCAGGCATTAGGCGAGCAAAAGCCCGCAAAAGGCTATTACGACGGCATAAAGCAAGGGCGCAAGAAAGTAATCGACGAGATAAATAACAGGCTTACAAAGGGCGAAATTCGGCTTGTAATCGAATGCCCGAACAAACGCAAGGAACAACACCTTGCTAAACTTATGGAAATATTGGGGGAAAACGAAAATGAAGATACGGAATACAGCGGAGATTGTTAAAGAGATTTTGGAGCAAAAGCCGAGAGCAAGGGACTGCGATTTTGTCCTTTATGGGTTCGTTCTGAACAAGTACGGATATTCTGTTAGCATCCCGTTCAACGAGTTGGCGAATTTAGTCAAGGCGGAAGAATTGCCGTCAATGGAAACCGTGGGACGAGCGAGAAGAAAGGTTATGGAACTCTATCCGTCATTGCGTGGCGATAGTTACAAGGTCAGAATTGACAACACAGCGGAGTACATAGAATTCGCACAGGATAAAAGCGTATGAAATCAATAATTCAAGGCGATAGCGAAGATAGGTGTTACATTTGCGGACGGGCGGAGTGGATAGAGCGACATCATATTTTCAACGGAACGGCAAACAGAAAGAAGTCGGAAAAGTACGGGCTAACCGTCCACTTATGCCATTGGTGTCATAACGAGCCACCGCACGGGGTACATTACAATCAGGAAACGGACACGCGCTTGAAGCAAATCGGGCAACAAGCGGCGATGCACGAGTACGGTTGGACGGTGGACGAGTTTCGGGAAGTGTTCGGGAAAAATTATTTATAAAACTATTGAAAAACTATTGACAAACACGGGAATAGGGAGTATAATAAAGGTAAGAAAAGACAAAAGGGAGTACGAAAATGACGAAAGAACAAAGAAAGGCAATCAAGCGCATTTGTGCGGATTATGACTTTGAAGACCTTAAAGAACTGCGGGAGTGGTTCAAAGACTTTTACGGCGACAATCTTGACCTTGACTTATGGGACAAAACCGAAGACGGACTGTACGACGAAATCACAAAAATGATAAAATAAGGAGTGTAAAATGAAATTAGACTATTTTGAAACTGACGGACAAAGTTATTATGAAGCGGTAATTTGGGATAAAACAGGAAACACTCAACTTCTCGCAGAATGTTACACGACAAAAAACGAGGCAAAGAGAGCCGTTCGGAATTTCGTTAAAAACTATAAAGGAACGAAGGTTATCATTCCCGAAAATTGTTTCGTTAGACAATTCGACGAGGACGAATGTGCCATAGAAGATTATGAGGTGTACTGAAATGACAAAAGACGAAATTAAGAAAGGCTTGGAGTTCTGTAAAGCGGGCTGGTGCGTTATGTGTCCATACTGCAACTGTATAGGTTGTGAAGGTTTTCTAAAACAAGATGCCCTAACGCTTATAACCGAGCAAGAGAAAGAGATTGACAGGTTGAAAGCCGAAAATAAGCAACTTAAAACCGAGTGCACCTTACTTGACGACGAACTGCGTATTGCGAGGCAAGAAACAATCGACGTGTTGAACAAGTTGAAAACGAAAGCGTTCGACAAAGACGCTTTTAACGGGTGGGCAGGCTCGACTTTTGTGGTTCTTGTCAGAGATATAGACAAGATGATTGAGGACTATGTAAAATGAAGTCAATATTATTGAGTATAAAACCTAAATATGTAGAACTTATAGCAAGCGGGGAAAAGATAATTGAAGTGCGGAAATCAGCACCGAAAGAAGTGCCGTTCAAGTGCTATATTTACGAAAGCAGAAATGGTGGGCATAGATGTAAACATTGCAATGAAAAAGATAGTTGTTATTCGTATGCGCCAAAAAATGTAGGTTGCTATAACGGTAGGGGTAAAGTAATCGGTGAATTTATCTGCGATAGGATTGAAATGGTAAATGCAAAATGTAGCGATTATGGTATTGATTTATTCTATCATGATTGTTTAACGAATGGTTGTTTAACCGAAAGAGAGATTGAAAAATATTTTAATGTTCCAGAAGATAGAGATTTAAGAGCAATGAAAGGCAATGGTTATGTTTGGAATATATCCGACTTGAAGATTTATGATAAACCTCGTGAGTTGAGCGAGTTTAGTCGTCCTTGCTCATATAGCGGGCTTTGTTTTTCTTGTAAAAGAACGAGTTTTAAGAAAGACGGAAATCTTTTGTGTAACACAAAAATAACCCGTCCCCCGCAATCGTGGATGCACGTTGAAGATTTAGGAGAAGAAGAATGAAACAAATCAGAGCGTTAAGAGCGAACGGCATAACTTTGTTGGTATCCTCGGTGATAACAGCCGTATGTGTCGGGGTGTGTTGGAAGCACTTCCCGATTGCAGTGCAGGCGATATATATCTGCATATCGTTGATGTTTGCGGTGTTCGGCGGAGTAATGGTAGGACGTAGCATTTGGTTGAATAAACAAAGAAAGGAGAATAGAAGATGAAAAAAACGCTCAAATCACTCATTATAGTACTTATTATAGTAATGTGTTTGGGCGTTTTTGTCGGGTGTTCGACTTATAAAATCCGAGACGATTATCATTACGAAACGATGACGATTTATTTCAAGGACGGCGAGAACATATCTTTCAGGCGAAATGATATAAAAATAAGTCAAACCGACACGCTGCTGATTATCGACAAGAAAAACGACCGCAGTTATGTTTACAAAAAAGAAAATATCCGAAAAATAATTTATGCTTGACAAAACACAAAAACTGTGTTATAATGAAGTATAACCATAAGAAAGGAGTTGCCTATGACTTCTAAATTAAAATTACATAGGTCGAAAAAGTAGGCGGAGCAGTCCGTCTATTTGGCGTTATACAAGAAACAAGGAGTAAAAAATGCCGTGCAAAGCGACCAACCCGCAAAACCTTATTCCGCAAAATGAAAGACCTATTGAAGAAAGGCGAAGAATAGCGGCAATGGGTGGAAAAGCAAGGGGCGAGCAAAAGAAAAGACAAAAGACTTTTAGAGAAGCACTTGAAACGCTTTTATCGAAAGAAGTAGTCGATAAGAACGGAGATAAGTATGACCTTTTGACGGCAATAAGTGCCAAACAAGTAGAAAAGGCAAGCAAGGGCGATACAAAGGCTTTTGAAGTTATCCGCGATACGATAGGACAGAAACCCGTTGAAAGAGTTGAAATCACAGAGTGGGACACAAAGATTGCGGGCGAAATAGAAGCGTATGTTGACGGACGAAAAGCGTAAATATCTTGACCTTTTAATCGACGAGCCGTACAAGGTTGCTAATTGGTTAGGTTTTACGGGAATAAACAAAGAACTCCACAACAAGTGGATACAGGAACTTGTGTTCGGCAAGAACGATTGGACACTGCAAGCGCATCGCGGAAGTTATAAAACTACTTGTGTATCGGTGGCATTTGCGCTGTATATGATTTTGTTCCCGACAAAGAACATAATCTTTATCAGAAAGACCGATGATGACGTTACGGAGATTATAGAACAGACGAGAAAGATTTTATCGAGCGACACGATAAAGTTTTTAAGTTATAAATTGTGGGGCAAGCCTGTTGAAATAAAGAAGTCGAACAGCAACGAGATAACGACCAACCTTTCAGACACGACAAGGGGCGCGGTGCAGTTATTGGGTTTAGGCATTAAAGGGAGTTTGACAGGCAAACACGCGTACTGGGTTCATACGGACGATATAGTCAACATCAAAGACCGTGTGAGCCGAGCGGAACGAGAATATACGAAGTCCATTTATATGGAGTTGCAAAATATCAAAATGGTTGGCGGGCGGATAACGAACACAGGCACGCCGTGGCACAAAGACGATTGTTTTTCTTTAATGCCGACAGCCGAAAAATACGATGTGTATTCGACGGGGCTTTTGGGGCAGGACGAAATCGACAAACTGCGAAAGAGAATGACACCGAGTTTGTTTGCCGCGAACTACGAGTTGAAACACATAGCGAACGAAAACACTTTGCTGAATACACCGCCGAAGTTTGTTGACGATGTAAACCTTGTGAGACAGGGGAGAGCGCATATCGACGCATCATACGGTGGCGAAGACGGAAGTGTTTTGACGATAGCCAACAGAATAGGCGACAAGATATATGTATTAGGCAAACGCCGCCAAGGGCATATAGACAGCCATTTGAACGAGTTTTTGTCGTTATGCAAGGCTTATCAGGCGGGCGTTATTAGAGTTGAAGATAACGGCGACAAGGGCTATCTTGCAAAGGAAATAATAAAGCGTGGCGGGTATGCAAAGACCTACCACGAGGATATGAACAAATATATCAAAATCTCAACATACCTTAAAGCGGAATGGGACAATGTTTACTTCCTGCGCGGAACGGACGAAGAATACATCGACGAAATACTTGACTATTCGGAAGACGCGGCGCACGACGATAGTCCCGACAGTCTTGCTTGCGTACTACGAGATTACAGCAAAATATACAAGCGGGGTTGACCTATGGCAAGTTATCAAATTGATTTTAAGGACGGCAAAGCAAACAATGCCGCTGATACTTACGCGCTTATTATATCGTATCAAGCGTCGGAGACCTATATCGCCGCAAAAGCGGGGTGGGATTATTATATGGGCGAAAACACGACGATAAGTGCAATCGGGCGTTATTATTGGAAGAACAGGGTTGACGAGAACACGGGAAAGGTTGTCGGCGGCGGGTTTGTCGAAAATCCGTATGTTGCGAACAACAAAATCGGTTACTCGTTCTTCACGGATATGGTAACGCAAAAGGTTGACACGCTGTTTAGGGAAATACCGACGATTGACGGGGTTGAACTTCCGAAAGGGTTTGTCAAAACATTCGGGTATGTATTAAGGTCGGCGGCGGAACGCGCATCGGCGCAAGCGGTGAGTTACATATTTGTTGATAGCGACGGACACCTTAACTGTTTCTCGGCGGATAGGGCGATGCCGTTCTATGACAACGAAACGGGCAAATTAAGGGCGTTGATACGTTGGTGGGAAGTCCCCGCGCAACGGAAAGATATTCCTTACATCTATTGGGAAGTATATACCGAAGACGGAGTAACGACTTATTGCAATCGACCGACGATACACGAGACGAAACCCTTAACGCCGTATAAGTATAAGAGAACGAAAAGCATTGTATCGGACGAAATCATCGCGGAAAAAACGCCGTTGCCGATTGTTGAGTTTCTGAACAACGAATACAGGATGAGCGACCTGACGGCAAACATAAGGTCTAAAATCGATATTATCGATATTGTACAATCGGGGTTTGCAAACAACATTGAAGACTTTTCGGATGCGTTCTGGTCGATTAAAGACAATATCGGCGGCAACGAAGGGTATTATCAAGACTTGGTTTCCGAGATAACGCGCACAAAGGTTATTGTTGCGGACGGTGCGGAAATGAAACAGTTTCAAATCCCGACGGAAGCGCGGTCAAGGTTTGTCGAGATTATTAAAGACGACCTTATTCGAGACGGCGGTGTAGTGGACACGAAAGCACTAACGCAGGGCAATCTTACGGCAACAGCGATTAAAGCGGCGCGAGCAAATCTTGAAACAAGGGTATCAAAGTTTGAATGGCAGGCGTATAAATGCGCGACAGAAGTGTTGGAGTTATATTTCAGATTGCAAGGGAAAGAAATTCCCGAGTTCGATGTTACTTTCAACACTTACCATTTGGACAATGTTACCGAAACCGTGCAGAACGCGGTATCGCTTCGCGGCACAATAAGCAACGATAGTTACTTGAAGATGTTAAAGAGCGTGAACATTATCGACGATGTGGAAGTCGAAAAGGCAAAAATGGAAGACGAAAACAACGCACGGTTTGGGTTTGGAAATAAGGGTATTGTAGAATGACCGAAAGACAAATGCACGAACAGAGCGACGGGGTTTTGAACGAAACGACGAAGTTGCTGAATAAACAATACAACGTGGCGTATAAGGAAGCGAAAGATTATCTTGCGATTGAACTTGCAAAGGTTGAACTTTCGGGGACGGCGCAACAAAGGTATAACGAATTGTTGAAATACGACCGCTTGGACAAAATATGTTCGGAAGTTGCGGATATTATCTTAAACGCAAACAAAACCACGAAGAAAGAAGTAAACAATCTTGCGGTTGCGGTGTACAAAATGAATTACGACTGGCAGGCTGACAAATTGGGGCTTGACGGCGTAAACAAGACCGAGAGCAAGGAAGCATACGAAGAAGTGGATATGTTCGATGTGATAGCATTAGCGGCGTTGACAGACAAAGATGTTATAGAACGTGATGTGAAGTCGAAGATTGTGCAGGCGGTGATGAGCAAGGCGGGCGTTCGTCCTATCATTACAGCGGTGAAAAACGTTGCGGAAAAGAACTTGTCGGACAGTGTGAGAATAGCGACCACGGCGACCACGCAAACGGAAAACAAAGGACGAGCCGATGTTGTGGAAGTCGCAAAGAAACAAGGACGGAAATTCCGCAAAGTATGGCGTGCAGTCGGGGACAATCGGACAAGGCAGGCACATAGAGCGGCAAGCGGACAAGTGCAGGACTTTGACAAGCCTTTTATTGTTGGCGGTGAAAAATTGATGTACCCTGCTGATATAAGTTTGGGTGCAAGCGCAAAGAATACAATTAACTGTCGTTGCAGAATGGCGGTTATTGAATATGACGGGCAAACGTCGTAAAAAATAGCAAATAAAAATAATTTTATGAGATGCAACCTCGTTAAAAGCGTAAAAGGAGTTTTTATGAAGAGAGCAGAAATCGAAAAGTTATTCGACGGCAAATTGGCAGAAGGTGTTGAAGTCAAAGAAATCATCGACGCGATTATGAAAATCAACGGCGACGATGTAAACCTTGCGAAAGAAAGCGCGGTAAAGGCAAGCAATGCAAGCATTGAAGAAATCAAAGCACAGGCTATTGCAGAAGCCTTGAAGCCTTACGAGAAAGGCGGGGAAAAGTATTTTGATACGGAAGCCTATCAAAAGGTTTTGGACGAAAACAAAGCCTATAAAGAGCGTGAAACAAAGCAAGCGAGAACGAGCGCGGTTGAAAAGTTGTTGAAAGACGGCAAATTCGACACAAGGGTTTTAAGCCTGCTTTCAAAAGCGGTTGACGATTATCAGCCGAAATGGAACGAGAATAACGAAATCGAGAACGCTCCCGAAATCTTAAAGGCACTTCAAAGCAATTATCCCGACTTTGTTGTTACCGAAACGGACGGCGGGTTTAAGCCTGCTACACCGCCTGCAAAAGGAAAGGCAGATACAGAAGTAGATGCTTTCGTTGCGGGTTTCAAAAAAGGATAAAAAAATAAAACATTTTAAGGAGAATTAAAATTATGGCAATCAATTATGCACAGAAGTATTCTGATGTAGTAGCAGAAGCGTTCAGGCTTCAATCCAAGACCGCTGATATCGCAGGCGGCAGATATGATTTTATCGGCGTTAAAACCGTTAAAGTGTATCAGGGCGCAACCGTTGAGTTGGGCGATTACACTATCAGCGGAAGCAACCGTTTCGGCACGCTCGCTGAACTCGAACTCCCCGTACAGGAAATGACCTTGACGCAGGACAAATCGTTCACTTTCGTTATCGACCGTATGAATTACGAAGGCACGAACTTTGCGAACGAAGTCGGCGCAAGACTGCGTGATGAAATCGACCAAGTTGTTATCCCCGCACTCGACGCTTACAGGCTTAAAGCAATGGCATCGGCAACGGGTATCACTTCGGCAACCGACACTGCGCCTACCAAAGCAAACGCTTACGAACTGTTCTTGAACGCATCTTCGACTTTGGACGAAAACAAAGTCCCCGCTGTTGGCAGAATTGCGTTCGTAACGCCTGATTACCTGAAACTCTTAAAGCAAGACAGTTCTTTCATTCTGCAATCCGACCGTTCAATGGAAATGTTGCAGAAAGGTATTGTCGGCACTTGCGACGGCGTTGAAGTCCGTATGCTCCCCGCTTCGTACTTCCCCGCAAACAAATACCTCATTATGGCACATCGCGATGCTATCGTTGCTCCCGTCAAACTCACGACTTACCGTATTCTTGACGATGTACAGGGCATTGACGGCAGCGTTGCGGAAGGTCGTGTTGTTCACGATTGCTTCGTACTTTCCAACCGCGCAAAAGCGATTTATGTACAAGGCAAAGCGGCGGGCTAAAATTCAAGATTAAGGCGGTGAAATATCCGCCTTTTATGCCGATAAGAGTAACGCCGTGCAACTCGGCAATCGGTAGAAATAAGGAGAACGAATATGAAAACATTATCGGATAGATACAGCGACAAATTTGGCGAGAACTTGGGCAATCTTGTTGCAACAATCCCGCAATACGACACAATCACCGTTGACGGGTTTTGCAACAGAATACACGACTTTATTGAAGATTACATAATGTTGCGAAATCCGACTTATGACTTTGAAAGCCTTGCGCCATATCAGAAAACGCTTGTTGAAGATGCGGAAGTATATCAGGCGTTTTATGTTGTCCACGGGGTTGACTTTACGCAAGCGAGCGGTTACGACAGCAATTCGGGCGCGTTGATGGACAAAGCGACGATACGCGAAAGGCAAATTTGCGACAATGCAAGGAACAGATTGTTAAGGGCGAGAGTGTTGCATAGAGAGCCGCGAGATATGGGGGCGCGATATGACGGCTAAATGGCGGAAAGGAACTTACAACAAAGACAAGACGGGGACGGAGATTAAAGAATGGCTTATTCGGGTTACAAAGGAACTTTCGACCAACCGTTTTGACAGCACGCCGACGGACGGAGTTATATCGCACGATTGGACAAGGGCGATACAATCCGACAGTCCGAAAGCAAGGGAAATACAAGCGGGCGATATGATTATATATCAAAATCACCGCTACACCGTGCAGACGACCGCTACAACGCCGAATAGACTGGCTTATAACGGGTTTGACACGATTATTTATATGAAATGAACAATCGAGATATTATGGCGTACAATGTGCTTGTAATGGCGTTAAAATCGGTGTGTCCGTATAGAACGGGAAACCTTGAACGAAACGGCATACGAGTTAAAATAGACAATGGCACAATGTGCGTTGTGGTTGGACACGAAACGAGTAAACTTTTGGGCGAATATGCGGTTTATACAAACGAGCCGTGGATAAGCCCGAAATGGGGCGGAAAGCAAAACCCAAATCAAGGTTGGATAGAACGGGGCATTGAAAAGGCTTTGCCGCTTATAAGGCAAGTTTATTCGGGAATGACAATAGATGATTTTAATGACCTTATGGACGATTTACAAAAACAAACGGCAACGAGGCAAGCGGAGATAAGGAGAAAGCGGAAGAATGTTTGAAGATTTGTTTTTACAGTTTATAGAAAAGGAGTTTTCCGATAGTCTGTCGGAAACGGTGAATGTTACGAATGATTTGAGCGTCGTGTACGAACAGGAAGTAGATGCGGCGCAAGACTTATATTTCGAGCCGTTCAAGAAAAACCCGAAAGCGGTCGTGATTGTGTTGTCCACAACGAACGCAAGTCAAACGAACATCCCGCAAGTGTCGTTCACGACGGAGCAGATGTCGATTAAGATACTTTGCAACGAAAACCAAAAACACGATATATATAAGGCGATTGACGAGTTTACGAATAAATACAACGCCGTTTATTCGGTGTTGGCAGGCGATACGAAGTCGTACAATATGCAGTTGAACATAAACAAGCCTTTTGTGGCGGGAATGTATGATATTCCGACGGAAAGCATAGATGACGACGGATGCACGGAGACTTTCGGATATATCACGATACAATGGTTTATCACGGCAATTTACAGTGATAACATTAAACTCGGCACGGACGAACTCAAAATCAAGGTAGGAACGACAGAATATCCGATTAAAGGACTGTACAGATACACTTTCTCGGAAAACCCGAACTCGGTCATATACCAAAAAGAGGGGCAGATAAGAGCAACGCACGAAGATGCGGTTTTAACGACCACTTATATCTTTAACTTTCAGTGTCTCGACGGCGACACGTTGAGTGAGTTATTAGATAGGTCTTTTAACGGCAAAACGGGCGGTATTTACGGTCAAACGCTGTCTTTGGTTATAGACGGTCAAACGGTCGAAATGAGCGATTATACGCTTGAAAAGGCGTACGAAAACGGCGTTAAAAGTTACACGCTGACTTTGGTGAAATAATGAGTAAAGAATATCATATCTATCTTGACCACAATATAGCGGTTGACGGCGAACAAACTGGCGGGCAGTTGTCCGAAACTTCGTCGCCTGAAAAAAGTGCTAAAAAACAACAGTCGGAAGCGAAAACGGGAGCGACCGCAAAACTCGTCGGAGTGTACATCGGAAAGCAAGCCTTTCAGTGGGCAACATCGAATTACGGGAATTTGACGGGCGATTATTTGGGGCAAGCGTGGATAAGCGAGAGCATAGAGTTTGCGGGGCTTGTCGGCGGTATTTTGGCTAAACCCGTACTCGGGAGCGTGATTGCGGCGGCGGTCATCGCTAAAAAGGCAACGGATAAATATATCGAACGCACGAAAGCAAATCAAGAAGCGATGCAATTAAGAGAACGCACGGGCAGTCTTTTGAGTAGTGGGGGCAGGCGATGAAATTAAAAATCTTTTCACTCGGTATCATAAAAGAATATACGCCGTTGGCTGGCGGGGTGATGAATTGGGTTGCCGACGACACTTTGGATAGCGCGACTTTCCGCATTGTTTCGGACACTTCTACACCGTTCGAGAACACGGCGGTTGCAACGATTGTTTTTGAAAAGGGCGACGGAACGGAGATTGAAAGCATTAAAATGCTTGTCGGCGCGGACAATGTCGAGCCTTTTGCGAAAGGTGCGGGCAAGTATGTCCATAACCTTATGCTTGTCGAATTGACAAAAATCCTTGAAAAGTTTACAAATTTACATTATATATCTACAATGGACACGCAGTTGTCAACGCAAATCGACACCGCGTTTGAAAACCTTAACACCTTGATATATGGTAAATATATCGACTTTCTTGTGTCTCCGACAACATTTCCGTATATGCTCCAACAAGACGACTTGTTGAAGTCGGAAAATAGCCCGTTTTACGGGTTGCCTGCGGAAGATTATATCAACGAAAACGCAACAGCAAGAGAGATATTAGACGGGCTTTTCAGCACGGTAAACGCACGGGCGGTCGTTACGGATATAACGAATAATTATATAATTAAAGTCGGGGTTATGGATATGAACAAGACCACCGACAAGACGGAAGTTGCAAATAGACTTGGAACTTTTTGGCAAAATAATATAGACAATTTTTGCGGCAAGGTCGTGTCGAAAGTGAGCAACGCAACGCCGCAATCGTATGTATTTGTAATTGACAGTTTCAAGTCTTTATTGAACACGGCAACAACGAATAATAAGGTTGTGGCAACGGCTTTTAATGTCGAATATTTTGCTGACTTTTCTTTGTTGCCAAACGAAGATAGGCAAATCAATGTCAAATACACAAAGGGCGATGTTTCGTATAATAAATATGTTACAATACCCTATCCCACGCCGCTTCCGTTGATTGGAAGTAAAGACTTTTCGGGAGCATCGCAAGACTTGCTTGTCGATAAGGAATTTTGGGACGCTTTGGATAGCGACGCGGCAAGTTATACGAACTATGTTAAAGACAACACGCTGTATTATGAGCGCGGTGCGGCATCGGTAGATGTGTCGAGAACATATAAGGACTTGTTCTTTACGCAAAGCGTTTTCGAGATGACGGCGAAAAAAGCAATGTTCAGATACATTGACCTTAACAGAGTTGCGTTATTGGGCGATGCCGATTGTCAAATCACGGGAATGGAAACCTCGGAAAACTTTTGGGGCATTGGCGATTTTATCTATACCGCGAAATACGCGCCGTTGGTTGATGACGTTATAATCGAAGCGAACAAGACCAAAAAGCAAAACGATAGAAACGCGGTATTTTCTATCACGGACGGACAGTCGGACAACATTATCGACTTGTCGAGGTACGGGCGTAATTTAGTCGGTAAGGCGCAAAGAATAGGCAATGACGAACTTTCTATCGACACGAATGTTTACGGGCGCGAAGATGTGTTAGAGCCGTTAGATAAGGTCGGTGATTACATCGTTTATAAGACCGAAATGCAAATAATGAGCAAGGCACATTATAGCGATACGGAAGATAAGAATTGGTATAAAGTGCGCTATTCGATGACGAAAGGCTTTAACAATCTTGCGGAAAAAATCGGGCTGGCGCGAGAAAAAAGGATATACCAAATCCCGCTTACGGGTTATCGTTCAACCTTGCCGATAAGGTCGAGCATTGCATACGGCTTGCAAGGGAACTTTACATTGTTGCAAGACGGCGAAAACAACGAGCAAAAAAAGACTTTGAGTGCATTCTTGTTGCAACGGCTTGTGAACACCTTTCCGTCGGATATGTACAATGCGATACTAATGAATGTTGTGGTTATGAATTATCACTATGTTCTGCCCGTGGTAGGCTTTGGCGCGGGAAACACAATGAACTTTATCGGGCGGTTTTATGACAATTACAGCGCGGGTTTATCGTTCGTGGCACAGCGCAACATATTCAAGTGGATAGGCGGAAACAAAGCGTGCCAAAACCCGTATGTCAACAATGCGGGCGTTGCATTTGGTTTCTTTGATATATCAATCGGGAATATCCCCGCGCTTGATAGCGATAACATCAAAAAGCGTCCTGCGGTCGGTGCAAACGAAACCTTTTGGGGCTTTGGGAAAAGCGATATAAGTTACACAAAAGACCGCGCCGAGAGCATAACATTGCAGAAAATCTATTCGTTGGTTGAAGACAATAAATTTACGGGGTACAAAAAAATGCGTATCGGAGAAGCGTTGATTAGAGATAACTACGCTTTTGAAGTTGAGAATAGACCGAAACTGAAATTGTACAAAGATTGTCCCGCAAAATATCTTGACGGCAACGCGCAGACTTTCAAGACTTCCGAGGGAACTTTGGTAGGTGAGACACAAGATTATCTTGAAGTAAAATATTGGAGTTATCAAGATATAAATGGCGGTTATTTAGTTGTAAAAAACGACAACACGGAGTATAATAATTGTATAATCGCAGACGACAACGGAAACATTTATCTTGTTGCCGAAAAGTTAAGCAAAAAGGACGGGGAGATTGTCCCGACCACGAAACATTATGCGTGCGTAGCACTGTATGACGAACAATAAAACAAGGAGCAAAAAAGCGTATGAAAGTTTACTTGAACAAAGAATACAAATGCGTTAAAGTGGAAGATAATACTTTTGTTGCGAACGACAGTAGCAATTACATAAGATATTATTTTGTAACGAACGCAAACGGCGATGTTATCGACAAAATGGACGATACGAGCGTTATCTATCGCAACACCGAGCCGAGTTATGTAACGGTGGCGTTTAGGCGTGCGGACGGCGACGTCATCCAACACCTTATGGCAAGTCCGAAAACCGATGCGACGGGAAAAAGTTTCTTTGAGTACGAAATCACGAACACAGACGGTGTTTTGTACAAAAAAGGCGCGTTGGAAATTTCCGCACAATTTATCGAAGCGACCTTATCGGAAACGGGCGGCGTGAAAAAGGTTATCAGTCAAAAGGTCAAAGCGATTGCGATAAACACTGCTCACGTTTTGGATAATATCGGCGAAGAAGCGGAAGAGTATTATTCGCAATACGAACAAGCGAACAACGACGCACACGCCGTTTTGCAAACGCAAATAACGACGAACTTTAATAACATCGGCACTTTGCAAGACCTTACGACCGATGCCAAAGACGACCTTGTTAAGGCGATAAACGAAGTCGATGCACACGCTGATGCGAACAAGTCTGAAATAGGCGACCTTTCCACTCTTACCACTGACGAAAAGACCACTATCGTGGGCGCAATCAACGAAGTGGATGCACACGCCGATGCGAATAAAGCCGAAATAGGCAATCTTTCTGCGCTTACCACGGACGAAAAGGCTACGCTTGTGGGTGCAATCAATGAAGTGGATAATCACGCGGACAACGCCACAACTTTGGCAAACAATGCTGTCGCAACGGCTAACGGTGCAGTCGCCACGGCAAACGAAGCGAAGACCACCGCGCAGACCGCCGAAACGAACGCTAATAGTGCGGTAGATACTGCAAACGCCGCAAACGCGACCGCAGACGAAGCAAAGGCTATCGCGCAAGGAAGTCAACGGGCAATAGGTTTTGCGACTTTACAAGCGGCAATAACGGCGTTAAACGGGTATAGCAACACGCAACTTAAAGTGGGCGATAATGTCTATATTGTGGAAACGGGAGTGCCTGATTTATGGGTTGCGGCGGTTGAGCCGAACAGTGTGGCTTATAACTACACGACGAACGACGCGTTCAACGATGACCTTGTGGAAAATACCCTTGTGCAAGTCGGGTATTACAAGTTTGCGTATCTCGAAAGCGACGGAAAACCTTGCACGGTTGCGTGGCAGAATATGACTGTTGCTGAAAGCGATTGGGTTGCGAGTACGGAGTTTGCGGACTTCCCGTATGAAGCGAAGATTATTCTTACGGATTTTGTAAACTTTTCATCTATTCCGCAAGTGGTGTTCGGACTGACCGAAGCGACGAGCGGGAACTATGCGCCTATTTGTAAAGCGGGCGACAAAGGGGTTTACATTTACAGCAAAGTCAATACTGCTATCACGCTCCCGACAGTCGTTACTTTTGCGCCGAATGTACACGGGGCGAGTATGCAAGGCGGCGGCTACACGAACAAAGGTAAATGGGTTGCAAGCACGACCTATGCAATCGACGACCTTGTTTACACCGACAACGGACAGTTTGTGTGTATCGAAGGTATCACTTCGACGACTTCTCCCGAACAAGACACTACGCATTGGCAAGCGACTTTTGTTGCGACAGGAAAGACGAAAAACGGGCTTACAATCAGCGGACAAGACAACGGAACGGGAGTGCAAAAGACTTTTGACGGCTCGCAAGCGGTTGAAGTGGCGTTCGATGAAACCACGATGACGGCGAAAGAAGTCAACGGTGTTTTGAAAGTTGGTGCGAAAGGTACTATCCCCGAAGCGTTACCGCAAGAAGCGAGTGCGTTGAAGAGCGGGGAGTTGCCGACAAGCGGGTGGGATACGAATACACCGTTTTTTGAGGGCGAATTAAATTTGCCTTATGGTGATAACTCGGAAATTAAAATTTGTGACGGGGATTATCGAGCCGTAAAAGTTGACTTAACCGTTACCGCAAAAGCGACAACGAATTATGAGGCAGGAGAAAATATATCAACAGTTACTAAAACAAAAAACAGCGGTAGTGCGTCAGTACTTGTTACGTTTTCTTTCTCGTCGTCTCGCTCAAACGACGCACAGTTTATGTTTAAGGAAGATGGAATATATGTAAAACTATTTAATTCGCCATATACATCTTACGGGTGTAGGCTTACGCTTCTAAAAGCACAGGCTCCACAAGTCGGGGGAACACCTTGCTACACTATCTCCGACACTTCCATAACCGCCAACAGCGATATTCTTATGGAACTCACCGACGAGGGCGGAGTAAAGTCCTATTCAATGGAAGCGGGCAAGATAACCGTTATCCGCGACACCGCACCGACACAGCCTATCCCGTACACCTACAAGGTAAAACAGACCAACGCAAGCGGGCAGTTTACGCTGGTAAACCATTATGTACCGAGCATACCTGAAAGCCCGACGAGTTTGCCCGTTACTTATAAGAAAGTGAGCGGAGAGTTACCGACGAGTGGGTGGGAAAATGAAGTTAGGAGTGCCGACTTATGGAACGGTAGTGTAAACGTCGGTGGTTATGGCGGTTCCCCAGCTTATAATGTTCCTGCATCTGCGGAACAAGACCTAAAAAACATTGTTTACCACAAAACAGGACGATTATATCTTTACACTGATGACGGAAAGGAATTTGTTTGCACATACTCGGAGTCTGCTTCTACATCATCGGAATATACGTACACTGGCATCACGGATGGGATAAAAATGGGAATATCAACCAACGTTGATGCCTCACCTCTTACGATTTCCGCGAGAAACTTAGATAGTGCTAACCATACGGTTGTCGCTATGTCCACATACAAACTTGTATCGGGTAATAAAACCTTTACTATCTCCGACACCGATATAACCGCAAACACTTCTGTCAAAATGTACTTAACGGACGAGGGCGGTGTAAAGGCTTATAGCAAAGCAGTGGGCAGTATTCAGGTTATCCGCGATAGCGTGCCGACAACTGCTATTCCTTACGAATACGAAGTTGAACAAACGAGTGCAGAAGGGCTTTTTGAGGTCATAAATGCTTATGTACCTACCAAAACAAGTCAACTCACGAACGATAGCGGGTTTGCGAAAACGACAGAGGCAAATACTTGGACGGGCGTGCAGACTTTCAGCAATGCCGACGGCATAAAGACCGACCGAGTACATAACCTTGACAATAATGACGCGTGGTACAATTTCGACGGGTCGAATAATAGGTTTGGCAGCCCTTCAAGACCAACGATTATTAGGACGAGTGAAGCAAGACCGAGAGCGCAAGTTCCGAGCGGCGAAACAACGGTAACGAAAGCGATTGCGTTGTTGGAAGATATACCGAGTGCTGGCGAATGGGTAACCGTAACGGGTGAAACAGCGACCTTAACGGAAGCGGGGACTTATCAAGTATTGTTCGGCGCAAGTTATAGGGTGCAATCAATCATATATTGGGACGGCACAAATGGCGCAGACGGCATATATTCGACCGTGGCAACGGCGGTATCAAATAACAGAATATCTATTACTTCTCGATACCCGAGTGTTACCGCTGGCGGCGTGTTGTCGATATATTTCGCTACTGTAACAGCAGACAACGGAGTATGGACAGAAGAAACGACAGCGCAATCAGGCTTCAAATACCGTAAAATAAACTAAAAGGAGATAAACTATGTACGGAATAAGTAACAGTCAACAACAAGGTGGGGGCGGCGGTAGTGCCGCTTCCTACAAGGCTATAAAATCAACGCTTACACCGAGCGATTGGCAGGAAGTAGCAGGTGCAACGCCGTATTTTATAGGCGAAAACGCTATGCAATGGACGGTGAACGGCGATGGCGACTACGAAAAATCTCAAACAACAAAACTCGGACTTGTAGCAGGCAATAGTTATACGATAACTGCTGTTTGCGATGGACAAACTTACACGCAAACGGCGGTCGCAGCAGGTGACGAAGCAAACGGAATAGCAATAAGTTATGACCTTCATCCCCAAGTTTCTATGTTTGTTGATATTTATGATGATAATACGGGTTCAAAATGTGTTATATATGTTGAGGCAACAAGTTTCGTCATTACAAAATTCGAGGGCGAAGGTTTCGGTTCAGGTTGCAGAGCAACCATATCCGACAGTGCAATCAAAGTCAATTCAGCAGTCACATTATATACAAACACAAGTGAGAAAATCGCCGTCGGAGAAAAAACGAATGGCAATGTAACATTGATAGCCGATAGTATTCCTGTAACTTCTATACCTTACAGCCTTGAAATTGTCGGCACAGACACGGAAGGACTTTTTGAACTTATAAACGGATATATCCCGCCGACGATAGAAGTGCCGACAGCACTGCCTCAAAAAACAAGTGCGATTAAAACTGGGACTTTGCCAAAAGGAGGGTCGCGTGTTGAGATAACTGACAGCGAAATTACTGCGACAAGCGATATTGTAGTCGATGTCTCGTATAAGAAAAAGGTTACTGGCGGACTTGCTCCTGGGATGTTAGCACTTGTTTTAAGCAACGGCGAAGTAGCAGATGAAGACATTTCGTTCGAGTATAAAATTAAACAAACAGACGGAGAAGGTCAATTCACGGTAGTGAACAGTTACATCCCTCAACAAATACTACCATTAGAAAAGAACGTAACAAACGAAAGCACCTCATTGGGACAAAAAGTTGTAACAATTACTGGTACCGCGAAACCGTATTTGTTTACCGTAAAAGACAGTGATGTATCTGCATCAGTTTTTGTTCGTCTTTATCCTGCCGACGAAAACACTGAAACCTGGCTTAATGAACATACTTTATCAAGTATAATTACAGAAGAAAGTCATCAATTCACTTTTAAGGTAGATACAAATACATTGCCGACCACTTTTAGTATAAAATATATTATCGAAACCCTTACAAAGTAAGAATAGGAGACTGTTATGGGATATGTGGAACTTAAAACAGGGCAAGTGGCGTTAAGACCAGCGGGAGATTTAAGTAGCCGATATACGATTGTATGGGAAGGTGCAGAACAAACAGGTACCGACTGGCAGTATAAGGCATTACCAGACGGAGGGTATTATTGTAGTTGGCTATGGTATATAACTCCCTCAGTGCCGTTTAACACTGCTGATACACTTGTTCTTAATACTGATAAGATAACTAATGATACGCCTTTGTATACTGTCGTACAACAGAGTGATTATCTTGACTTAGGAGACGATGCGTTAAGTAGAATTTTTGCAAACGTTACAAAAGTATGGAGACATACAACAACATCTGGTTCTGGGGAAACGCCTAACGTAACAACGTGGGAAGTGTGGCTGTTTAATAATGGGAAATTTGGACTTTTTGGATACCAGAAAGAAGCTGGATATGTCTACGGTTATCCAGTATGGATAGAAAAATTATGGAAAAACAAGGAGTAAATTATGGAAGAAAAAATCTTACTTATCGGCAAACTAATACAAGAGGGTATCGAGGGCGAAGCGGAAGCGTTAAAAGACTACAACCGAGAACTCGCGGAAATCTATGCCCTTGACGCGGAAACGGGCGACAAATGTGCTCCTGTCATTGCGGAAATCATATCCGACGAACTCAATCATATCGCTAAACTTACGGCATTGTACACCGAACTTACGGGCATTGCCGAGAACAAGGAGTAATTATGGAACTGAACATTAAACTTATCGGAAACATCGGACGGCTGAACAAGAGAGAGCCTTTTATTTTGGCAGACAATGAAAAACTTGTCCTTAACTTTTCCTGCGCCACGCCTTTGACAGATTATTATATCGAACTCAAAAACGGCGACAAATCGGCAAAATACAGGCTTTCTTCGGTATCTTCCTATGAAGTGCCGAACGAACTCTTGCAGGCGGGTACACTTGAAGTTACGGTCAGCCTTTTATATTGCGGAAAAATCGTCGTTACCTACACCGTCGAGCCTATCGTCATTGCTCTTATAGACAACGGCTACAAGGGCTTTGCGGAACTCGACGAAGTAAAGGCGAAATACGACCTTCTTATGGCGAACTACAACGAACTTGTCAGCAAGATAAATCAGGTTATCGACACCGCGAACAGACAACAGGAAGATATCCAAAAACTGTACAACGCGGTTGAACAAGGCGAATTTTAAGCGTGCTACCGCTCAAAAATCTAACTGCTCTCGTCGGGTAGCAACGGCACGGGCAAAGGAGTAATTTATGGTAACTTTATCACTTACAGCAGAACAAATCGACCAACTTCGCAACATCGCGGCAGTCGGCGGCAAATGGCTTATGGCGGCTTTCACTGCACTCGGCGGACTTGCGGGCATCGCAAAAATCATCACGACTTTTGTGGCAAGGAAGAAACCCGTCAAACTCAATCAATCAGACTACGAAGCAATCGCAAACGCTATCGTCGATAAAACCAACGGCAGTATCGAAATCAATATGTCGTCCGAAATCGACAAGGCAACGCGTAACAGACTTGCGGAAGTCGAAAAAGTCAACGGCGAACTTGTCAAGGCTTGCAAGCAACTTGTAAAATCGCAAAAAGCAATAGCCAACGCTGTTTCGGACTTCAAAACTATATCTACATCGGCGCGCGACGAACTCAAAGCAAGTATGAATGACCTTGCGGACGGCGAAAACGGGCTTGTGGCGGTCGAAACACCGAAAGTCGATAAACCTATCGTCAAAATAGAAAAAGTGGCAGAAAACGAAAATACGCCCTTGTATTAAGGGGGTGAGAGTATGAAACGAAACCCGAAAACCATAATGTCGGCTATAATGGAGTACATTGTGCTTATTGCGCCGACTGCGGGATATGCTATTTACTCGTACACGGACACTCTGCAATACACGATGAGCGCGAACTCCAAAGGCTTCTTTTGGACTTTGATTAGCCTTGCTATTCTTTGCGCTATAATCTACGGCATTTTTAAGAGCAGATACGACGAGTATCTTAAAGGGTATTACCAACACAAAGCGGACTTAAAGGTCGCGGATAATCCGTCGGAACTGTTAGTCAAGACCGTGGCAAAGGAAGAAAAGGTCGTATCAAATATAACCTACATTCCGATTATGTTCTATCTTCTTATGGCGTTGGCTGTACTCTCGGCGTTCCGCGATGCAATCGAAAAACTTGAACTCATTATCGAAATCATTGCGGCGAGCGTGTTCGGCAAAATGTGCTTGCATTGTCTTACCACTCATTTAAGGGAAGTCGCAACCATAAAAAAGGACGGTGAGACCGAATGAGTAGTGAGAAAAAGAGAGTAGTGCTGGTTGGCAGTCGAATAACGATTAACGCGGCAATATCGTTGTGTATCACGGCGGCGTTGATTTTATCGAGTTTTTTCATCTTCAAGGGTATCGAAACGCAAGTATCGGGCAAGGACTTTTGGATACAAAAATCGGTTATGGCTGTCGCAACATTCTTGTTGATGTTTTCCATTGCGAACGTTACCGAAAACATAATGCTTGCAAAAGACAAGGATATAAACGACCGTCTGAACGCGTTAGACACGCACTATCAAACAATAATGGCGAACTACGAAACCGCCGACTTGGAAACCTACATCGAAAACTTGAACAAAGCAAACAAGTATAAGAATTATATCCACAAGTGGAAAAAGAAACTTCGTTTTGCAAGTAGGTTTAAGAAATGGGGAACTCCGAAAAGGCTTGAACGCATAAACAAAGCGTTGACCGTTACGGCAGAAGAACTGTGGGAAAGCGGACAAAAAGTCAAGTATCACAAGATAACTTTCAGCCAAATGGTGAGTGGAGCGAACGATGTTTCACCGAACGATGACGAGAGCGATTTAAGGTCGCACAAAGCCCGTTACGGCGCACAAAAGTTCGGCTGGAAGATTTTATCGCTCGTTGCGTTTGGAGCGTTCTCGGGGCAATTATTGTACTCGTGGCAAGACTTCAACAAGGGTATGATTATTCCGCTTATCTTTCAGTGCGTAACGATTTTAATCTCTATCTATTCGGGGATATGCTTCGGATGCGCGATGAACGAGAGAACGAAACAGACCTTAAAGCGCAAGTTAAAGATATTCTCGCAATTCAGGTACAAGATGAACAACAAGGTTGACGGCGTTGCGAACTTGGGCGTTGAAGTAATCAAAGACCTTGAAGTCGAAAGAGCAAAAGAGAAGTCGAATAACCCGTTAAAGCGTACTTTTGATGACACCTTTGGGAGCGGACAGCCCGTTAAAGCGGGAGCGTTCGTCGGAAAACTCATCTCGTCAACGATTGATATTGAAGCGGAAAAACTTGCTAACTAAAAGACAAAACCCTCGGCATTTCGTCGGGGGCTTTGTTTCTTATAGGAGTGTAAAAATGATGTCAGTCGTTCGTGTTACGACAATGGTATTATAGCATACTGATTAAGGCTTGTCAATACCAAACCACACTTTTTTTGCGTTTTCGGGCAATTTATCAGGGGCGGCGGGCTTTATGTGTTCAAAAGAACTCTCCGTCGATTGCAGGGCTTGTTTTATTTCTTCGATTTTTTGTTTGTCCGTAACGACCACGTTTTCAAATTCGTTCATAATTTCATTATAGCAAAAAAAATTAAAAAACGCAACAAAAAGTATTGACAAACGCAGAAAAGGGGTGTATGATATAAGAGTAATCGATATTTGGTGGGTGATGGCATTAAGTATCGGCAAACTGAATATCGGTTATCCATAACCGCTTAAACAACCCTATCCATCACATTAAGGGAAGTTTAAGTGGTTTTTTTATGGATAAAAGGAGATTGCTTATGGCAGAATACAACAAACAAAGGTATTATTGGATAAAACTTACCGACCATTTTTTGACAAGCGACACGGTTGATTTTTTACTTTCGCAAAAGAACGGCGCAAACTATGTTGTCCTGTATCAGATGCTTTGCTTAAAATCGGTAAACTCAAACGGCTTACTTGCAAGACAAATCGGTGAAATCATTGTCCCCTACGATGTTGAAAAGATACAAAGAGATTGTAAACACTTTGATATTGACACCGTTCGGGTGGCTTTGGAACTCTATAAGAAACTCGGACTTGTCTATGAACAGCAAGACGGGATATTGCAAATTACGAATTTCGACAGGCTTATAGGAAGTCAAACAATTTCCGCCGAAAAGAAACAAATTCAAATCGCAAATAGGCAAAGTGGAAAACAAGGTGGAACAAAGGTGGAAAATTTTCCACCAGATATAGAGATAAAGAGATTAAGAGATAAAGAGATAGATATTAAAGATATAAAAGAAAAAGACATAAATGTAGAAAAAGAAAGCCCGACGGACAAGCCGTCGTCGCCCGCTCCAAAACACAAGTATGGGCAATATAAGAATGTTTTATTGACCGAAAAAGAGTATAACACGCTTATCGGAATGACCGACGGAAAGGAAGCAATAGACTTTTATAGCGAATATCGTGCTTATAAGGGCTACAAAGCAACGAGCGACTATCTGGCAATAAGGAAGTGGGCGTTCAAGGGACTTAAAGAACAACGGATAAAGGACGGCAATCAAACGGAATCCGTGCCGAAAGAAGAAACGGAAGAAGAAAAGATACAACGACAATTACGGGAATTACGCAAAGCAAGACCTGACCTTGCTAATTATAGCGACAAAGACTTATTGAGATATTTTTAAGGAGAACGAAAAATGAAAAGAGATACACAATTATACTTATTGGCATTAAAGAGATACGAACGCACGATGATGACCGACAGCGAGTACATTAAAGACGATGTGTTGTATTGTGCGAACTGCAACACGCCGAAAGCGATGCCTGACCTTATCGACCAAAACGGCAATCTTGTGATGTGTGCGTGCGAGTGTCGGGACAGGCGCAACCGTGAAGACGAAGAAGAAGAGCGCAAATGGAAACTGTTGCAGAAAATAGCGCAACTTAAAGAAATATCGCTTATGGACGAACGATATTCCAAAGTAAGTTTTGAAACGAGCGCAAGGGGAACGGACGAGTATGAAAAAGCCGTCGGAGTGTGTAAGGACTATTGCACGAACGCAAGACAGAACTTTAAGGACGGCAAAGGTTTATTCATATACGGCAATACGGGAATGGGCAAAACGCATATATCGGCGTGTATGGCAAACGACCTTTTGGAGCAGGGCTATAAAATCAAATTCACGAACATAAACCGCATAATCGACCTTATCTACGAAAATGCGACCGCCGAACTGACGGAAATAAAGCGATGCGACTTCCTGTTCTTGGACGACTTCGGTAAAGATGTTGTTATGAAGAACAATCAGGACACTTGGTTGCAGTCGAAAATATATAACATAATCAATGACCGTTACATAGGCGAAAGACCGATTATAATCACATCTAACAGCACTTTAAGAACGCTTATGCAGAAAGGGTATGATATTGTTACAATCGACCGCATAAGGGAAATGTGCGAGCAGATTGAAGTCAAGGGGGAGAATTGGCGTTAAACCGATTTATAAGGAGTGAAAAATGATAGAAATTGACAAGGTATATAATATGGACTGCCTTGACCTTATGCGAGAAATGGCAAATAATGGGGTGCTTGTTGACGGTATAATAACAGACCCGCCATATTTAATTGATTATAAAACAGGGCGGAGACAAGACAAAGACGACAAATTTTGCAAGGCGATTATCGGTGATAGCGACGAGCAACTTATTACCGACTACATAAAATTATGTTACGACATAATGAAAGATAACACGGCAATTTATTGTTTTTGCAATGCTGACAAGATAGACGTTTTTAAGCGTGAAATAGATAAATATTTCACAATAAAAAATATCATAATATGGGTTAAGAATAATTGGACGGCGGGCGACCTTGAAGCGCAAATGGGAAAACAGTATGAGATGTGTATTTATGCAAACAAAGGACGAGCGTGTTTTAATGATAACTTAAAAAGACCTACGGATATATGGTATTGCAATCGTGTTTCAGGAAATGACCAGATACACCAAAATCAAAAACCACTTGACTTGATTTATAAAATGTTACAATTATCAACAAAAAAAGACGATATAATTTTTGACGGATTTATGGGAAGTTTTACAACGGCGGTTGCTTGCCACAAAATGCAAAGGCACTTTATCGGCGCGGAACTTGACAAGGAATATTTTGCACTCGGACAAAAGCGATTGCAAGAAGTACAAAATCAAATATCAATGTTTGACTTATAAGGAGTGAAAAAATGAATGAAAATAAAATAATAATACATATAATCGACGTTGACGAGGAAACTGCGCTTGAATGTGTTAGACAATGTGTTTCGTCGGAATACAAAGATTGTGTATGGAGTTTTACAAAAATGAGTGAGCGTATAATTGTATTTGACACGCAAAACAAGAAAAGCGTGAAATACACGGTTTATAAGGAGTGAAAGAATGAACGAACAAGTAGCATTATGGGATATTGACGAAACACTTACAGATTATAAGGCAATCAAATCTACCGATTGGAAATGGAATATGGCGACTGATTATCCTGCAAAAAACGGGATTACTGCGTTCTCATGCTTTGCGTGCGGTGGTGGCAGCACAATGGGATATAAATTATGCGGGGTTGACGTTCTCGGTTGTTGCGAAATAGACAAGAAGATGAACGACGTATATGTTGCAAATCATCACCCGAAATATAACTACCTTATGGATATTCGCAAATTCAACGAACTTGAAGATTTGCCCGAAGAACTTTTCAACCTTGATATTCTTGACGGTTCACCGCCTTGTACAACATTCTCAATGGCTGGCGAAAGAGAAGATAGTTGGGGAAAGAAAAAGAAATTCCGCGAGGGACAAGCCGAGCAAACTCTTGATGATTTATCTTTCGTTTTCATTGATACAGTCGCAAAACTTCGTCCGAAAACGGTAATTATGGAAAATGTTGAGGGACTATTATTGGGCAACGCATATAAATATGTTGAGAAAATATATGCAAGGTTCAAAGAAATAGGATATACGGTGAGGCATTGGCTGTTAAAGGGCGAAAATATGGGCGTTCCGCAAACAAGACATAGAGTGTTTTTTGTCGCAACAAGACTTGATTTTGACTTGTCAAATATTGACCTTATATTCAATTATGAGCCGATTACATATGGGGATATTATGACAGGACAGCACGCTGTTGAGAATGGCAAAGTGGCAGAAGTTGCAAAACTGTCAAGCAAAGAAGATAAACTCCTTAGCGATACAATGATGAGGCTATATAATAAAAATACATATTTTAGTGAACGTATTGTTTACAGAAACAAAATATGTCCTACGATTGTTGCAGGAGCAAGCGATATATGGATTGAGAATTGGGGGGCGAAAATTAACCAAAATGAAATCATAAATGCACAAACATTCCCACAAGATTATAATTATAGCGGGCAAAAACCTAAATATATATGCGGTATGAGCGTTCCGCCGATTATGATAAAAAGACTTATGACAAGGCTCATTGAGAGTGGGTTATATAATTATAAACTCAATAGATAAGCAATGCACCGTCGGGGCGGCGGCGGCGTAAATACACAACAACGTAATAAAATAACACCCTTTGTCGGGAAACCGCCCTTTCTCGGCTGACAAAAAAGGACTTTACAAAACAACGGGAGTGTGATATAATGAGTAAATCAAGAGCGAACGAACTATTACAGGAACTACATTCTAACCTTACGGCGAATTGGACGGGGAAAGCACGCTTCTCGTCGTCGGAAGCAATAAAGATGTGTCGGGAGATAATCAATGAATACGATAACGATGATAGTAATCGGAATAACACTGCTGATAGTGTTTCCGATGTTGGCGAATTATGACTGATTTTGAAGAAAAGTGGAAAGAATACCGTAATCGGGCGATACAGGCATTAGGAACGGCGATTATAATCACCTTGATAGTTGTGGCGAACATCGGTCTTATAGCGTGCATAGGGCGTTTATCGGCGCAACAGACAAAGTATCTTCTGTATGCTCAATGCGGACTTGTGGATATACTCGGGTGCGTGGGAATGATACACTGCTATCACTACTTTGACAAATGGAAGGAGAAGAAGAAAAATGGGAATGATAAAAATAAATGACGGCAGGGTGATTGTGGCAATTCCGTCGATGCGGAAAATCGGGGACAGTAAGTGGGCGGTTTATTTTATGGAAGATAACCAACTTTACACCGCGATATATTACACGGAAGAAAAGGCTCGGCACAGATACGAAAAGGAACTTGAAAAATGCACTCGATAACGGGTGTGTTTTTTTTGTGCGAAAAATTTTTGAAAAAACTTTGAAAAAAATATTGAAAAACTATTGACAACGGGACGGCGGGGGTGTATAATGTAACTATAAAGATTAAGAAAGGCGCAAGCCAAAGGAGAAAGATATGAACGCGAGAGAATTAGCGGAAAAACACGGCGTGAGCCATACGCTTATCTATAATATGGCGAAGAAACTCGGCAGACTGCCGACGGACGAAGAAATTGAAAACCGCAACCGCAAGACGGGAAGACCGCAGAAGTACAGGAGTATCGAAGATGAAGACGGAAAATAGTTGCTATAACTGCCCAAACAGAAAGGAAGCGTGCCACGATAATTGCGAAGTCTATAAGGCGTGGAAAGCCGAGTATCAGCGCAAGGAAAAGGAAGAAACGAAGACACGCAAAGCGTATTACAACTACGTCTATTATAGGAGTAAGGACTGATGTACACGGTATATTGCGGAAGAGTATGTTGTAATTTCAGCAAATTAAGCGATGCGGACTATTTTGCGAGAAAGAACGGCACAGTGGTGTTCGGCATTGCGAGAACAGAAAACGACAAAGGAGTGAAAAATGAAAATGGTAAAGAGTACAGAATTGACGGACGCGTTCTATGATTATTGGAGCGACGGCGAAAAGGTGGAATTCCTTGAAGCACTTGACGGGGCGATTGCCGAGATAGAAGAACTGGGCTTCGAAACCTACGCAAAGAGAACCCTTGCGAAACTCAAAGAGATGCGAGAGTATTGCAAAGAAGAGATTAAGGAAGAAGCGGAATTCGAGGGTGTTTGCCCTTATTGCGGAGAGTATCTGGAATATGACGATGCAAGTGGAGAATATGAGTGCCACGAGTGTGGATACGGCGGCGGATATGTGCCAAACGAAGACAGACTTGAAGATTACTGACGAACTTCCAACCGCTGACGACCTTATCGAACTTATCGAAACCTTGAAGGTAGTTAAGGCGGAGAAGATAGCAAGGCTTGAACGATATATTGAGTATCGTGAACAAAGAAACAAACACGACCGCGAAGACATAGAACGGTTGAAACAATACTTAAAGGAGTGCAAAAAATGAAATTCAGAACATTGAAAGAAGATGAAATCGAGTGCCGAGTGGGGCAGATAAGCGCAAAGGGCTTTACGCTTTTGTTGTACAAGAACGCAAGGGTAGATATGGACTTGCTGGACGAGACCGTTGGCGCGGGAAATTGGCAACGCGACCACAAAGAACTCAAAGGCAACATCTATTGCGGAGTATCCATTTGGGACGAAACCAAAAAGCAATGGATAACCAAATGGGACTGCGGAACGGAGAGCAACACCGAAAAGGAAAAAGGCGAAGCATCTGACAGTTTCAAGCGCGCGTGTGTGAATGTGGGCATCGGCAGAGAACTCTACACATCGCCGTTCGTATGGATAAGCGACCACGTTAAGGAACGCAACGGCAAGTATGTTCCTGACATAAGAAATATGAAAGTGCAGGAGATAGGCTACACCGACGACCGCAAGATAAACCGACTTGTCATTATCGGCGACGGCGAAGTTATATTCGAGTACGGCAAGGAAACGCCGAAAAAGGCGGCTAAAACCGATGAAACGCCGAAGACCGATAAATGGAGCGAAGAAGAACGAAAGGTGTTTGAAATGGGCGAATTTACCGAACAGAACATCGGATATATCAAGACCGTGGAGTTGAAGTACGACAATCGTTACAACGGAAAGACCGTCGGAGACCTGACGTATGAAGAGATTATCGACCTTATCGGCACGACAAAAAGTCAGTGGTTGAAAGACAGATTGTGTACTTACAGAGATTTTTTAGCGCAGACGCGCATCGTGGGCGAAGAAGAAACGCCGTTTTAATCTATGATAGAATTCACAAGTAAAAAACCGAAGTTATCAATAAGCCTTGACGGGGCGGTCGAAGTAACGTTCACCGCTCCGAGAGCGAAACTCGAAGCCTTAACCAACCTTGCGGACAAAGACTTTGACATCACCGTTAAGCAACACCGAGAGAAACGAAGCCTTGATGCAAATGCGTATGCGTGGGTTTTAATCACGGCGATTGCGGACGAACTGCGGGCGAGCAAAGACGAGATTTACTTTGATATGTTGAAGAAGTACGGACAAGGCGAACTCATAAGCGTTAAGACGGGTATCGACATAAGCGGGTTCGTTAAGTATTGGGAAATCGCAGGGTACGGAAAGGTCAACGGTGTCGAGTTTACGCATTACAGAGTTTACAAAGGCTCGTCAGAGTACGACACAAGAGAGATGAGTATCTTCC